AATGTTCCGGCAATCTTTTTCGGCGGAAACTACTTTGAGGGACTACCGCCGAGTCGGAAATGGATTGTGTGGGACAAGGGAGAGCAATTTTACGGACGATCATTTGCGGAAGTAGAACTCGCCTACTGTAACTTCGACGGCAATGCAAGGACGGTCAAGTGCACGCCGGACAGCATGGGCTTTGGCAAACAACCAAAAGTCCATCCGACACAGAAACCCATCCGGGTAATGGAGCATTGCATTTCGGAACTGCCGAAAGGTAGCGGGAACATTGTGTTCGACCCGTACATGGGCAGCGGAACGACGGGTGTTGCCTGTGTACGAATGGGCAGAGCGTTTATCGGCATCGAACAGAACCGGAAATACTTTGACATCGCCTGCGAACGAATCAGCAAGGCAATCAAAGAACACCAAAACCAGTTTCCCGAAGTGCGGGAAATTATAGAAACGAGAGAACTTTTTGAGAAAAATGCAAAATTTTCCAAGAATTGCTATTGACAAACGGAAAAGATATTATACATTCGTGTAGATTGAAGGCGGCGGAGTGGGAGGCGGAGCCGCAAAGTCGGGAAAAAGCACAAAAACTTTACACTGTATTTTGAAAAGTAAAAATGAGCGAAACGGACACGCAAAAAACAGATTCCACGCTTGAAAACAAGGACGGAAACAGAACCAATCAGGACGATTCCAAAAAAGCCGACGAAAAGATATTTTCGCAGGAGGAAGTGTCCAAAATGATGTCGCGGGAAAAAAAAGATGGACGCAATGCCCTGCTCAAAGATTTTGGTGTTGATCCGAGTGATGCCGCCGCTATCGACGAAATCAAAAAATTTGTTCAATCGAAAAAACCGGAGGTGCAGATTGAAGCCGAAAAGCAACTTGAAGCCCAGCGGAAAGTACAAGAAGCCGAAACTAAGGCGTTTCATGCCGAAGTTAAAGCCGAAATACTGCAAGCCGGAATCAACCGGGAGTATCTTGATGATGCTCTTGCACTGATTACGGCAAAATGTACAGACAGCGACGACCTGATGGAAACGGTTGAAGCAGTGAAAGCCAAATACCCAGTTTGGTTTGCCGACGAGCAATCGAAGGTTTCATATCTGGGATCCAAAGGAACCGGATCGCCTATTCAACCCGGAGGTAGTAGTAGTTCAAAACAAGACGACCTCGGGAAACGGCTGGCGGAACGATGTAAACAAAGTTCTGTGCAATCGACTCACTGGGGAAGTCAAAACCAGTGAAAGGGATTGCAAAATGAACAATAACGTAGGAATTACGAGGAATGACCTCGGTAACAGAAGCCAAATCCTTGCCGATGTTGGCAATCAATCTTCTGTCGGTTGCATTGTTCCGCAAGCGATGGGGGTTGTGGTAGGGAATCGGAGAATTGCCAAGGCAGGCACTCCGATTAGGGTGGATTTGCTGAACACTCAAACGCCGGCGGTTCTTGCGACGGCAGCCGCAGGTGCGGCAATGGTGGGGGTTTTGCTCCACGATGTAGACGTGACGAACGGCAGCAATAATGGGACTGCTCTCCTTTTCGGGTTCGTCAATCTTGACAGAGTAGAAGCGGATGTGCAAGCGCTGATTACTACTGCGGTGGGCAATGCCGGTGCTTCCAGACTCGTTACTTTTTTGAGGGTGTAGCGTAGAGCCCTCACCCTAGCCCTCTCCCAAAGGGAGAGGGGACAAATTCGGCTCTCCCAAAGGGAGAGGGGACAAATAGTCCATTCACAACAACACACAGGAGAATATATCATGGCTAAAACAATTTTCGATCTTGTTACTGCACCGCATATCGCTTCCTACTGGACGGAGATGGGGAATGCGGAAACCAATGTGACGGCGGGACTGTTCCCCCCGTCCAAGCAACTCGGACTCAAGTTGAGTTGGATTAAGGGTTCAAAAGGGCTGCCGGTCGTTTTGAAGCCGTCGGCGTACGATGTACACGCTATTCCGCGGGCGCGGATCGGTTTTTCCGAATTGATCACGGAAATGCCGCACTTCAAGGAGTCGCTTTATGTTGACGAAGAGTTGCGGCAACAGTTGAATATGGTGCTTCAGACCGGTAATCAGGGATTTATCGATTCCGTGATGATCCGCGTGTTCGACGATCAGATGCGGCTCCTTCGTGGTGCCGCAGCCCGGCGGGAACAGATGCGGTGTATGGCACTCACGACCGGGGTGATTGCGTTTATGGATAACGGACAGGCTTTTGAGTACGACTACGGGATTTCCCACAAGGTTGCCGTGACAACGTCGTGGGCGGACCTTGCCAATGCTGATCCGCTTGAAGATATCCGAAACGCAAGGGAGACGATTCAGGGTGAAACCGGAGAGGTGCTCACTCGTGCGATGTGTGACGGGTTTTCGTGGAAAAACCTGCGTCAAAACGAACGAATCCGCCGGACGATTTCTGAACACACGCGGTCAAACGAGGTGATTATTTCCGACACGACGTTGAAGCGATTCATCTTGGACGAAGCCGGGATCGAAATAGTTGTCAACGACAGGCGGTATGCGGAACCGGACGGGACGACGGTTCCTTATGTTCCGGCAAGCACGTTCGTGCTGTTCCCGTCGGGGCAACTGGGGAATACTTGGTTTGGGACGACCCCCGCTGAGTCTGATTTGACGGGAAGCAAGGTTGCGAACGTGTCGATTGTCGATACCGGCGTTGCTATCACGACCGCCGAACGGGTTGATCCTGTGCAGGTGGAAACGATTGTGTCGCAGATTTGCTTGCCGTCGTTGGAACGGGCGGACAGTATCTACATTTTGGATACGGGAAACTAGCGGGCGGCGGTGATTGGGAACCACCGCAGTACCCTTTTCATTTCCCACTTAATCTCCCCGCCCAATTTTATGACTTGGAACGGTGGGGGGAACTGATTGAACCATAACTCGTAACACGGAGTACAGAACAATGATAAGGATTACACGAAACAATGGAGCGACCTTTTTGACGGTCTCGCGGAGTGCTTTTGAGGATGTTTTCCGGCGACAGGGCTATGTGCCGGTGGAGACGGCAGACAGCAGACAGCAGACGGCAGCAGACGCAAGCGAAAAGAGCGAAGACGATTTGTTCCGGGAGAGTGTCGAAGCGAAGCCGATTTCGCAGTGGACAGCCGACGAATTGCGGCGGTATGCGGGGCTGGTGGGGCTGGAAGCAGCAGACGGCAGACGGCAGACGGTCCCAGAATTGCGGTCGGCGATTAAGGCGGTGATTGACGGAAAAACGGAAGACCACCCCGCCCTATCGGGCACCCCTTCACAGGAGGGGAATAAGAGCGACGAAGAGTAATATGGACACTATCGACAAGATCAAAATCGAACTGCGTGAGAAGGATGCACCGTTTTTTACGGACGGGGAAATTGCCTACTACCTTGCGAAGAACCAGAACGATTTTAGGGCGACGGTGTACGAAATGCTACTCGTCAAAGCGGAGAGTTCCGCGGTGATGGTGAGCGGTTGGAGTACCACCGATACATCGGCGTATTTCCGGCGACTTGCTTCCCGGTTTCGGGCGTTTTCGTCAGGGCAACTGGGCAGCAGTTAGGAGAAATGCCCCGCCGGATTCGGGCAAATGAACCGACGGGGCAAAATCAAAATCCAAGAGAGGTTATTGTACCATGAGCACAGGAATTTTGGAAGGGCTGATCAAGCCCACGATTGACACCGACATTGACATGTCTGAAAAAACAAACAACACATACAACATCGGGACTTACATCGATAAACCAGTAATCAATATCGAAAAACTGGTTATCTCCGATAGGGAAATGATTGAACAGGTTATGAACGTGCTCCAGCAGCAGTCCGACGCTGTCCAAGAAAACACCGATGAAACTAAATGAACACGAAATTTGAAGCATTCAAGTTACAGCGGCAACTGGCTCGGTCGGGAAAGGAGTATCGCTTTTACCGGGCGGGGAAGAATGCCTTCGGGGAACCGGATCGCCCCCCTCACCCTAACCCTCTCCCAGGGGGAGAGGGGATAGGTGAAAAGGTGGGGAGTGTGAAGGGATTGTATCACGAGATCAACTACTTCGTGAAGACGGAGACAAGCGAGGCGGCAACGGTTCGCGGGACACGCGGGAGACCGATTAAGCAACCGATGATCCTTTGTTTATTGGAAAGTGTGAAAGCGGCGGACCTGCTATTCGGTGATACGACCGTCATCAATGGCAAGACGTTCAAGGTAACGGGGGTGCAGAATATACAGGAGTGGGGCATTATCGCGAGTATTTCATTGGAGGTGGTGGACGATGGGTTTACGGTTTGATTTTAACGAGAGTACGCTGGCGAGTGGGCTGGAAACAAAGATCGCAGGGGCGATGCCGAGATTGTTGCAATACGTAAAGACAAAGGCATCGGTGATTGAAGCGGACATGAAAGTCAATCGACCATGGACGGATCGAACGGGGGCGGCAAAGGCAACGTTGAATGTAATTGTTGAACAAAAAAATGATACTACCGTGAGAATCACACTGGCACACGGAGTCCATTATGGTATTTGGCTTGAAATGGCAAAGGAAAAGAAATATGCGATTGTCGCACCAACAATTAAAAAGTTTGCGCCAGAAATTTTAGAAGAATTGAAAGATATTGGCATTATGGACGTATCTATATCAGGTGGCGCATCACTCAGATAAACGCAATGAGTTCACGATGGCAGGACATCCAGTTGCATTTGAAGGAAAACGGCTTTGACGCTCGTTCACCGGGAGTGAGCGTCGGGGGAAAAGTTGGAGTGTGCAAAGCACCCTACCTCGTTGTCAAACACAATGGTTCGACGCGAAAGCCCGGATTTAGTACGGACATCGACACATACTCCGTAATGGTTTATGTGCCGCAAGAGGCGTACAGTGAATTGGAGGTACAGGTACAGCGTGTGAAAGAAGTCATGAAAAAGTTGGAGCCCATGATTTTGCCGCAAGGCTTTCAGACTCCGAGTTATTATGACGACGGCTTCAAAGCCCACATGATCAGTATCGAGTACAAGAACTATAAGAAAATGCTATAAGGAGAAACATCATGGCAAAGCAAGTGAGGAAAGCGGCGGCGGAGATCGCAACGATTGATTGCAAACTCATCACGATTGAGACGGCGGCGGGTGAGTTCGGGTTTGAGACCTCCAACCAGGTTCAGGTCGAAATCCAGATCGATGAGCAGGAGGCGGTCCAGTTGATCGTCAAGGGAAGGCTTATCGCGCAGAAACTCCCGGTGAGTACCATCACGGGGCACACGATTACGCTCTCGGACAACGTGTTCAATCCCGAACTCATTATGATCCTTCAGGGCGGGGAAGTGCTCTATGATCCGGTTGATCCGGTCGATCCCGACAAGATCATCGGCTATCGTCCGCCTGTTGCCGGGAGCCGTGAGAAAGGGGAAGTTTTTGCCTTGAATGCCTACACCGCCCAATACGACGCTTCGGGTCAGGTCGTCCAGTACGAGAGAACAAGTTACCCGAACTGTCAGGGGGTTCCGATGTCATTCAATTCGCAAGACAACGTGTTCCGTGCCCCGCAATACACGATTCACAGTGCCCCGAAACAGGGGGAGTATCCGTACAAGTTTGACTACGTCGATGCGTTGCCAGTGTTGGTGGACAAGGATTTCGAGTTGTTCCCTCTTTCGGTAACATCGGTCGCAGGTTCGACACCGGGGTCGACGGAAATCACGGTAACGCCGGGCAAGGACATGCCCGCCAACCAGTATTTTTACCGACTGTCGGCGAATGCCATTACTTTACCGACCTACGGATCGCCGGTGCCGTCCGGTTTCACTGCTTGGGATGGTGCCAGCGAAATTGCCGTTACATC